TCGATACATCAGGCGATGCAGATCATGTTGTGGTCGATGATGGTACAGATTTTATGGTGACCACTGTAACCACTCAGGCTTTGACATCGGGCGGTACTGTTTCCACCAATGACTTTGATTTTGAGAATGGCGATCCGGTTTGATTTTGGCGCTGGAGACTGATTGATGAACATAAAAGGCCTGGTTATTGGTGAGACCTGCACAGGTACGGCAGATACTTTAACGCTAACGGGTTCTTATGCTTTAGAGTCTGGGCTGGATACCATAGAAATAGCTGATGCATATGCTGATGGAGCTGTTATCCCAATGATGCTTTTAGCCTCAGACGGAATCACAAGAATTTCAGGCCAGTTTGTTTTTAATTCAACAGCAGGCACATTAACGCGCAATGATTTTCTAAACTGGAATGGCACCGTTCGCAACGAAGTATTTGGATCTAACATCACATTGCCCGCTGGTACTCATCAGATATTAGTTGGTGTAGATGAATATACGCTAGGGTTTGAATCATTTAATGATCCCGGTATAGGTTCCACATTAGGAGTTATTTGTCCTGATAACGTCATAACAATGGCGGGGGATACTAACACTGAGGCTAGTGAAGCAGCTTATTTTAGCCCTGCAGTATATGCATCACCTTTTGCCTTTAATCGCATAGCCATTCGCATAGAGACAGCTGGTGCTGCGTTGTCAACTATAGAGGCTGGAATATATAGATGTGCAGACTCTACGGTTTTTGGTTCTAAATCAGGCTTGCCAGGGAAGCTGATTGCAAAGGCAACTTTTGATGCAACCGTAAGCGGGACACAACTTGTTAGCGTTTCTCCGCAAATACTTCCTCCGGGAAGGTATTGGACGGCTTTATGGACAGAAGATACCACGGTAACCGTTAAGCGTTCAGAGCAAAGATCTCATAGTGGTGCAGCAGGGATGTGGGCTTTTAATAATAACGGCGCGTCTGCTTTAAGGATAACGGGACAAACAGAACTGCCATCGGATGTCACAGCTGAAACTTTTGCTGCCAGACAGTCTCCTAGAGGATTTGTAGTGGGGTTGGCTTATGTCCCTTGATAAAAATCAAAAAGGTAGTTATTTCATTCAGGCTTGTGAATCTGCTGGATTTACAGTTAAAACAGATGATGGGGTTTTTAAATATTCGCCCAAAGCAGAAGTTGAAGCGCTCTATGAGAGTTTTGACCCTTTGCCATTCGCACAAGCTGATGCCATTGCCCTGGTTAATCAGTCAGCCGCCGCCGCTCGTTTACGTTATGCCACTGATATTCCGTTCCAAACCGAAGCGTACAAAATCAAATATGAAGATTGTGCCGCGTTTAAATTAGCGGGCTATCCGGAACAGGACATCGAGCAATACAAATACGTGAATGCACGTGCAGTCCGGTTCGGTGTAACGGGTCAAGTGGCTGCTGATGAAATCATCGCCATTCGTAGCTTTTGGGATAACAAAATGTTTGTTATTGAAAACACGCGCGATGCTGGCAATGAGGCAGTGGCTGCATGCACAGATTGGACGCAATGCAAAGCAGCTGCTCAGGGGTTTATTGAAACACTTGAGGCAGTCTAATGCTTGGGCTTTATCCTTTAGGGTATCAACCGCTGGGGTGGGGTGGAGGCGCTACTGAGCCATCAGGTATTACCTTATCACCTGCATCATTACGCTCAGCCAGCCAATTGGCTTCACCAGTCATAACGCAGGCTCACACAATACAGCCAGATGATGCCCGCTCAGTCAGTCGGTTGGATACGGTTCAGATTAACCAGGCGAATATCATCAGTCCATCTGATGCCCGATCAGAAACAGTACTGGATGCCACTGACTTAACGCAGGCAAATAACCTTGATCCGGATGATGCTCGATCTGCGAGCAGGTTGGCAGCATCACTATTAACGCAAAGCCATATTATTTCACCGGCTGATTTAGCCTCTGTCAGTGATCTGGATGCATCTAGCTTGACCCAAAACGGTTTGTTGAATCCAGCGGATTCGAGATCGGTAAGTCGGCTCGATGCGTCAGCATTAAAACAAGATCATATTATCAGCCCAGATGATGCCCGCTCAGTCAGTCGGTTAAGTGTGGCCACACTGATTGCCCAGGGCTCAATTAGCCCGGAGGGTTTGCGTTGCGGTACCCGGTTGGATTCAGTTTTGCTGGTTCAGGCGAATCAGTTAGCACCTGCCGATTTGCTGAGTGCGTCCAGATTAGATGCTGCAGTGATTACGCAGGCAAATGTGCTGCAGCCTGATGGGGTATTTTCACCATCTAAGTTATCAGCGGCTCAACTTACAATGGCGATTTTGGTTTCACCTGACTCGTTGTGGTCTGCTGCACGACTGGATAGCGGTTCGCTGACTCAGGCAAATCAGTTGACTGTAGATGACCTGGTTAGCCCGAGCCGATTGGAAACAACAAATTTATTCTTAATCGATGCCGAGGTTTTGGGTCAGTTGATGGTGCTGCCAGCACGAAGAACAATGTTAAATTTGCCTAAACGCGGCACAACTTTTTATCTATCCGGACGAAACTGATGGCTTCAAACTTTGATTCATTAAGCGGGCTGATTTATGAAGTGAAGCGGCCAGTTGAGGAGCGTACCTTTCTGGTGGATTTCAGCAAAGTGATCGCTACTGGAAAGACCATTGAGAGCGTGGATGATGTTGCTTCGTCAACTGTGGGGCTGGTAGAAGGTTCTCAGGCTATGACTGTTGTTGCGGGAAGCATAACCGGCTTAAAGGTCGCGTTTAAGGCGAGCGGCGGCACGGATGAGGAGGATTATGAAGTGACTATTCTGCTGACTGATAGTGATGGTGATGTGGTCAGTGATGATGTGATGGTTAAGGTCCGTAAAGCAGGTAAGGTATGAGCTTTCCATTTGATGATCTGAATAAAGCCTGTCTGGAGATTGCTGATGAAGGCGTGATCTGGATAAGTCCAACAGGCCCGGTACCGGTTACAGTGGCCATCAATACCGATTTTGAAACAGAAAATGCTGATGGTTATGAAGTTAAAACTGAAACCATCACAGCCGAAGGGTTAACCACTGATCTGAAATCCATCAAGCGTGGCGATGTGTTAAAGCATGGCGGTATCACTTACGAAGTATTGACCAATGAGCCCGACGGCCATGGATGGACAATCATGGAGATTGAAAAAGCATGAGGCTCATCCCGATTATGAATCGCCTAAAAGTTGAGGTCGATTTACTGCATGGTAATGTTGAGGCAGCAAAAAGCCTGGTGGCATTGCCTGATAATGAAGTGGATAACGATCTGCCGATCTGCTTTGTCTATACCAAGGAAGAAACCAGCGAAGCGAATGAGCAAGTTAATGGTGTGCTTCAGCAGGCGGGTAAAACCTTTGCAGTGATGTATGCCTGTCAAGCGGCCAGTGATGACTCAGAGCCACTGGAAGATTTGCGCGATGCGGTTAAAGCAGTATTAATGGGTTGGAGTCCAGACCCCGACAATATCAGCCCGATATCGTATGAAAAGGGCAATATCCTCGATACCAGTAAGCGGGTGGTGTGGTGGGTGGATTATTTCAGCCTGTGGCAACTGGATGAATACAATGGCTGATGATCCGGTCAAAATTTCAGGTATAGAGGCGCTACGTGAATTGCTCGGTGATGAGGTCGCAAATAGAGCTTCAGCCAGTACTGTAAATAAGATTGCTGCTCAAGTGAATACGGCTGTTCGGAAGTCGATACTCGGCGAATGGAATATCAAAGCAAAAACCTATAATGAGCAGGTAAAGGTCATTAAGGGATGGCATAAAAATCCACGTATATTTTCCATATTAAAAGCGACTGGCGCTGAAATACCCCTGCATCGATTCGGTGTGACCCGAGCCAAAGCAGGAAAGAATAAAGGCCGCATAGCGGTCAAGATCAAAAAAGGAAAGCCGCGTGAAGTGTTGCGGAGAGCGTTCCTAATGCGGTCCGGTACTACTGATCTAGTGATGGAGCGTGTTGGTCGTTCCCGGCTGCCAATTGAGGTATTAACCGCGCCGGCCATCCCGTCACTCATCGTCAATGATCGATCGGCAAAAGCCATGGATGAGATATTGAAAAAAGCTGAGGATATCGGGGCAAATGAGATCGAGTTTTTTGCGAATAAAGCACTTGGTAGGCAGTAGCAGTCATCAATATTTGCATATTATGTATACTTGAAGCTTAAATTTTCACAAGGAATGGTTATGAATTTGCTGATTTCAATTGTTTTTTTATTGGGCTTTCATGGGTTGGTACATGCAGAAGCATCTCAAGAAGAAAAAGATGCTCTGTGCAACAATATTAATGTTTTTGCTGGATCGGCTATGGCGGCACGGCAAAACGGCGTAACTCTTGCCCAAGCGATTTCGACGATTAAAAATCAGGAAGATGAGGATGTTAAGGAGTTGCTTAGGACCATTACGATGGATGCATATGAATCTCCGGCATATCAATCTGATGAGCATAAAAATAGAGAGATCGTTGAGTTTCAGAATGAGTGGTACATGATTTGTCTCAAAGAAATATCATAATTTAAACAGTTAAAACACAAACCCGCTTCGGCGGGTTTTTTTATGCCTGGAGAAAATATGGCAGATAAAAAAGTAGGTGTAATTCTGAATACGCCGGGCGTGGTCTGTTGTGGCAGTTATCTGCCAGGCGTGAAGTATAGCGTTGAAAAAAAAGAGGCTGCCCGATTGGTGACAGTCAAGGGTTTCAAATATGTTGAAGAGGTGAAGCATGTCACGAATTAAGGGTACCGAAACTACCTCGGCTGTTTATGAAGAAACAGTTTATGGTGTGGCGCCAGATCCAGCTAATGGGTTTTTGCTGCATAAAACGGCTTTCACGCTGCAGAAAGTGCAGCCACGGGTCCAGGATGAAACCATTCTGAGCAATCGATCACGTAGCGAGCCAATGCTTGATAATGTGGATGTCAGTGGTGCACTGAATCAGAACATGAGCGCCCAGTCTTTAGGCGTTTTGCTTAAGCATTTAATGGGCGTCGTAAATACCACTGGATCAGACCCTTATACACATGTTTTCACTGTTGGCCAGCTTCCAGTTGGTTTGATGTTTGAAAATGATTATGGCTCAAAGATTACTGGCAGTGGTCGTGTTGTCCGGTACCACGGTTGCAAAATTGCTTCAGCCAATTTTTCTTTCCCGGTCAGTGGTCCGGTTACAGCAAGCTTTAATATTATTGGTGCCGATGCTGCGCCTGCTTCTGCCGCACTGGATGAAACGCTAACCGATTTAGGGCACAAGGCTTTCAGCAGTTTTAATGCCTCACTAACAGAGGGGGGCGATGCCTTTGGTCGGGCCACCAGTATTGAGTTAACCATTGATAATGAGCTGGATACAGATGGTTATGTGATCGGCGGACAGGGTAAGCGTAATTCACTGGATGAAGGCTTTGTTACCATATCGGGTACGCTGAATGCGCAATTTGCCAATGCCGATCTGATGAACAAAGCGCTTAGCGATACCGAAAGCAGCCTGGCCATTACGGTATCTCGCGGAACGGGTGCGGGCAGTGCCGGAAATGAATCCATTAAGTTTGAATTGAATCAGATCAAATACGAACCGACCACCCCACCAATCGATGGCCCTGCCGGACTGAGTATCTCTCTTAACTTCTTTGCCTATGCCAAAGCAAGCGATCTGGGCATGGTTATCACGTTGAAAAACGCTGTAGCAACGGTTTAAGGATTCAGTATGTTTTCAATTACAGAGCCGGACTCACTTTCTTGGCCAGTAAAAGTCAATGTGCCTACGGATGATGGTGAGGGAGGTACCGAAGAAGCTGAATTTCAGATGCGCTTTAAATATCTTCCTGTTCCAGAGTTAAACCAGGTACTTTCAAAATTGGCCGTGGCAAGCGATGCCGCTACCGTGAAGGAATACATTATTGGTTGGGATGGACTAGCTGATCAGGATGGTAAAACACTGGTTTTTTCGCCTGAAAATCTTGATCGAATTATGAGGATTTCATACATGCTGGTCGGCATCAATCGGTCTTTCATTGATTGCCAGATGGGGCGAATCTCAAAAAACTAAAAGACCTCATCCGTTGGTTTGAAAGTGCGGATGAGGTTTCACAGAATTATTGCGAAACCACTTGCATGCCTATTCGGCGATGCAAAAGCCACTGCGCAGAATGCCCGAAGCCCGTTTTATTGCCTGACAACGTAGACGCTTACGATCTCTTCTTTGCCTGCTATACCCAGTTTGTGGTTGATAACTTTGGTGTTCCACAGATTGCCTATTCTGAAGTGAAGGTGGCAGCTGATTGGTTAGGTATTAAAGTCACTGAAGAGGTGTTTGCCAAGTTCAGAGTAATGGAAAGGGAATTAAAATCTATCCGAGTGCATCAAAATGGCCAAGAATCGTCAGGTATTAATCAAGTTTGAAGGAGATAGCAGGGGGTTAGTGAATGCCTCCAGGCTTTCTCAAAAAGAACTAGGAGAGATCCAGCGCTCTGCAAAACAAGCATCAGGTGAGTTAACCGGTATGAGCGGTAAACTTGGTGCAGTGGCAAAAAATGTGGCTTTATTGGGTGCTGCTGCCGCAACAGCCGCCGCAGCAGGACTGGCATACCAAGTTAAACAGACAATCGATCTGGCTGATAATTACGCCAAACTGTCACAAAAGGTCAATGTATCGGTTGAGTCCCTCTCTACGCTCGATTATGTGGCCAATCTGAACGGTACCAGTTTAAACGTAGTGTCGAAGGCGCTTTTACGGGTCAGTTCAAACCTGCTCGATGCCGATCGTGGTTTAAAGGAGTCGGTAGAAAACTTTCAAGATCTGGGTATAGAGACTAAAACAGCTACCGGGCAGCTTCGATCGGCTGATGATGTGTTGATCGATGTGGCTGATCGTTTTGCTCAGATGGAGGATGGCACCCAGAAAACAGCCCTGGCCATGAAGCTTTTTGGTAAGTCAGGTGCAGAATTAATTCCGATGCTTAATATGGGCTCGGCAGGTATTCGTGAGCTTCAGGAAGAGGCCAGAAAGCTGGGCCTGGAGATCGGTACCGAAACCGCCAAACAGGCTGAAATATTCAACGATAATATTTATCGAATGCAGCAGCTGATGAAAGGTGTTGCTGTAGAGCTCACCACCTCATTATTGCCTAAACTGGAAGAGCTCACTTCTTTGTTTCTGGATAAACGTTTATCCGGTGGCAGTTTGTTTGAATCGCTATCCTTTGCTTTGAGTGGTCGCGACGCCGCTACTAATGAGATTAAAAGGCAAATCACTGATCAGCAACAGATTCAGGACGATTTACTTGAGGAGAGCTCACGCCCACGTTTATTGCGAATCAATCCGTTCAGAAGCGATGAATCAATCAAGGCTGAATTTGATGAGCGCAGGCAACAGATCAAGGATCTGGAGGCTGAGTTAGAACGTCTTTACAGTATCGGGTCTGAAGAAAACAAAACGATTAAGCTTCCCTCTGTGGTTGGTACTGTGGATACAGCTGCTGTGGAAGCTTCTACCAAGGCAAGAGAGCAGCAGCAGAAAGCCACCACAAAAGCCAGAGAAAGTCTTGAGTCCATGAATCTGGCGTTGATTCAACAGGCCGAGACTTTTGGAAAATCAGAAACGGATATCATCAAATATCGTCTTTCTGTGGGCGATTTGTCCGATGAAGTAAAGATGGCAGGGGATGCCGGCAAGGCGCTGGCTGATTCAATTCTTCTGAATACCTCAGCTTTAGAACAACAGCAGCAAATACAACAGCAGGCTATTGCCACACAAGCGCAAGATGCTGCTGATAAATTGCGCGCTACGGACATTGTAAAGGGATTACGAACAGAAGAAGAGCAGCTTGCCCAGGCGATCAATGAGGTGAAGCTGTTGGTTGAAGGCGGCTATCTCACAGATGAGGCTGGCAGCAAAGAGGTAGATCGGCTGATTGGCCAGTTTGATGATCTGAAAAATAAGGCCAAACAAAATAAAGATCAGTTTGATGAGTTGCGAAATGCCGTTAATGGCTGGGGTCGTGATTTTGCCAATTCTGTTGTTGACGCTGATTTCACCTTTGCAGGGTTCGTCGATAATGTACTAAAACAGCTGGCAAAAATAGCACTGCAGCAGGCTACTCAGCCATTCTTCAATGCCTTTGGTGATTTGCTAAGCGCAGGTGCAGGTAGTCTGTTTTCAGGTTTTGGTGGTGCCGCAACGGGTAGCGCTGCAAATGTTGCTCAAAATGGTATTTCATTCAGTGCTGACGGCAATATGTTTAACCGGCCCAGCCTTACTACCATTGCTGAACGCGGGCAGCCAGAGGCTGTATTGCCGCTCGCCAGAGTGGGTGGTCAGTTGGGCGTGCAGGTTGTGGGTGGTTCGTCCGGTCCTGGCGGTCAACCCATTCAGATCAGTATTGCAGTAGATGCCAATGGCAGCGCTGTGAGCGGCAATGAACCAAAAGGCAACCAGTTAGGCAAGGCGCTGGGTAATGCCGTTCGGGACGTGTTAGTTCAAGAGAAACGACCAGGTGGATTATTGTCATGAGTACCTTTACGTTTACGCCGGCATACAGTGCTCAACAGACTAAAAAACCTCGGGTCCGTAAATCGGCCTTTGGTGATGGCTACGAGCAACGCAGTGCAGACGGCATTAATACAATTAAACGTGTTTGGTCACTTCGCTTCACGAAATCGTCAGCGGATATTGCTGAGGTGGATGCGTTCCTATCCAGCATGGGCGGCGTGACATCCTTTGACTGGACGCCGCCAACTGGCGCGGCGGGTAAGTGGCTCTGTGAAGAGTGGAGCGAGGGTTTGGATGGTTATAACAAAGAAACCATCACCGCCACTTTTACTGAGGTGTTTGGCGAATGAGTATTGCAACGGATATTCAAAGTCTGGATCCCGGCGCCATTGTCGATGTGTTTGAGTTGGACGCCACAGAGATTGGCGGTACCGTTTTTCGCTGGTCAAATTTTGTTAATGAATTGGGTGATCCCATAGTCTGGGATGGCGATGAATACACCCAGTTTCCTATTGAGGCGGAAGGTTTTGAAAAAGATGGCAATGGAAAATCACCCAGACCTATCTTGCGTGTGGCCAATGTCACCGGTTTGATTGGTGCGCTGGCCAGAGAGTTGGACGACCTAGCGGGAGCCAAAGTCATTCGTCGCCGCACGTTTGTGAAATATCTTGATGCAGTGAATTTTGCAGAAGGCAACCCGACTGCAGATCCTAGCGTGAAGTTTACCGATGAAGTCTGGTTTGTAGAGCGTAAGACTTCTGAAAATGGCATTTTTATCGAGTTTGAGCTGGCGTCAGCTTATGATCTCTCTGGCCAGACTCTGCCGCGACGGCCGGTGGTACAAAATGTCTGTATTTGGCAGTACCGATCGACTGAGTGTGGTTATGCTGGGGATCCAGTTGCTGATCAAAATGACAATCCTACCGCTGTCTTGGCGCAGGATAAATGTGGTAAGCGAATTGGCTCTTGTGCTTTGCGCTTTGGTGACAACGTGGCATTGCCGTTTGGCTCCTTTCCGGGGGTGGGTAAATTGTGAAGCTACCCGATAAAGTCATTAAAGCAATTGAGGCGCATGCCGCTGAGTGCTATCCACGTGAGTGCTGTGGCTTGGTGATCATTCGTAAGGGGCGCCCGCATTATTTTCCCTGCAGGAATGTCGCTCGGCAAGGGGATTTTGCCATTCATCCAGAGGATTACGCTGCTGCAGAGGATGCTGGTGCGGTGGCGATGGTGGTGCATTCTCACCCTAATATTTCACCCTTGCCCAGCCAGTCGGATTTGATTGGTTGTGAGCGGTCCGGTTTGCCCTGGTTGATTATGAACTGGCCAACGGGCCAAACCCACCAGTTTGAGCCATCAGGTTATCAGGCAGATTTATATGGTCGTCAGTTTCATCATGGTGTGCTTGATTGCTACAGCTTCATTCGTGATTATTACAAGCAGGTTTTGCAGATCGATATTCCCGATTTTAAACGAGACTATAACTGGTGGATTGCCGGGCAGGATTTATATCGAGAGGGTTTCGCCTCGGCAGGTTTTCATGTGGTGGATACGGTTCAGGAGCATGACGTGCTGTTATTGCGGGTGGCCAGCCCGGTGCCAAATCATGGCGCGGTGTATTTGGGTGGCAATATTATCGGTCATCACCAGGTTAATCGTTTATCCAGCCGTGATATTTATGGCGGGCTTTATCAAAAAAGCACAACACACATCTTAAGGCATCATCTGGTATGAAAACAGTTATGTTATATGGCTCTCTCGGGAGTCAGTTTGGGCGTGTCTATCGTTTTGAGATACAGAGCCCAGCCGAGGCGGTTAGGGCGTTGTGCGCCACTGTGAAGGGTTTCCGGCAGGCGCTATCCCGGGGTGAATATCGCGTGATTGTGGGCGGTAAGTCTTCACTGGAGCTCAATCAGGTAGTGCACCCGATTTCTGACCGTGAAAGTATTCGTATTGTGCCGGTCGTCAGTGGTAGTGGTGATGGTTTCGGCAAAATTCTGGTGGGTGCTGCATTGATCGGGTTAAGTTTGGCGGTACCTGGGTTTGGTGCATTCACTATTGCGGGGCAATCATTTTCGGTGGCCTCAATCGCCGGTAGTATTGGTTTTTCTCTGGTGCTTGGCGGTGTAAGTCAGATGCTTTTCAAGCCGCCAAAGGGCCCAGACACAGCAGAGCGTCCAGAAAACAAGCCTTCTTTTATCTTTAATGGTGCCATCAATACCACGCGGCAGGGCGGCATAGTGCCTTTGTGTTATGGCGAAACGGTAGTAGGAAGCCAAGTGATTTCAGCCGGACTGAGTGTTGAGCAGTTATGACAGATCTGATTCGTGGTAGCGGTGGCGGTGGCAAGTCGGGTGGCGGTGGCGGTCGCGTTGCCGTAGAGGCGCCTGACAGTCTTCGGTCTAAGCAGTTTGCCCGCGTCATTGATATGGTCAGTGAAGGAGAGATCGAGGGGCTGGTAGATGGTCTCAGCTCGGTTTATCTGGATGATACACCGGTTCAAAATCCTGACGGCTCCTTTAATTTTGATGGCGTGGTGTTTGATTCACGCACCGGTACGCAGAGTCAGGAGCATATTGAGGGCTTCCCCGCTGTAGAGGCAGAAACAGCTGTTTCTGTAGAGGTAAAAAATGATGCCTCAGTTGTGCGCTCTATCACCGATGCCGACATTGATGCGGTTCGCGTAACCATATCAGTGCCACAACTGACCCGGCAGGATACTACTAATGGTGATATCAAAGGCACTTCGATTCAGTTGGCTATTGATGTGCAGGATGATGGCGGCGGTTTTGTTCCGGTTAAGATCGGCAAATACTCATTCACTTTGAGTGACTCCGGTAGCGTGGTAAGCAGTCTGGAAACAGAGATTATCAGTGCCTCGTTAAGGGTGAATTGGTTTGGTGTTACCACCAAAACGTATCAGTCAGCAGTATGGCGAGTGGATTATCGCGCAGTAGGTGACACGGAATGGCTATCTTTGGCGACAGGAAATGTTGCCGGATCAGTCAAAAATGAATGGGTTAAAAGCTTGCAGGGGGCATGGTTTGGCGGTTCTTATCAATTAATAGCGCCAACTAAGTCCGCAGTAGCACCGTTTACTGCGCCTGTAGAGGATGCTTATGAGTTTCGTGTAGTCAAGGTGTCAGGCTCTGGTAGTTTTGATTTGTCCGGCACTGGGGTTGGATGGCGTGGTTTCGACATTATCAGTGGTAAAACATCGAGCCGGTACCAGCGATCTTATCGGGTGGATTTACCCGGCTCGGGGCCGTGGGATATTCGGGTTCGTCGACTGACAGCAGACAGCAGCAGCTCAGCATTACAGAATAAAACCTTTTGGGATAGTTACACTACCTTGGTTGATAGCAAGTTTCGCTACCCTAATTCGGCTTTGATGGCACTCAGCATCGATGCGGAGAAGTTTCAAAGCATCCCGACGCGGGCGTATCACATTCGCGGCATTATCGTTCAGGTGCCGAGTAATTACGATCCTGTTACGCGTGAATATGACGGCGTTTGGAACGGCACGTTTACGCCGGCGTGGACTAATAATCCGGCATGGGTATTTTACGATCTGATCACTAATGACCGTTACGGGCTTGGCAATAAGATCCCAGCTGATCAGGTTGATAAGTGGGGCCTGTATGCCATCGCTCAATATTGCGATGAAATGGTAGATGATGGACTTGGCGGTGTTGAGCCACGTTTTGTTTGCAATGTGTATCTTCAAGAGCGAAGTGATGCGACAAATCTACTGCAGGCATTGGCCTCCAGTTTTCGTGCACTTATGTTCTGGATGGATGGGGCGATTACCGCTGTTCAGGATTCACCCAAACAGCCGGTCGCTTTATTTACACCAGCCAATATAATTGATGGGGCTTTTAATTATGCCAGCAGCGGGGCGAGCACTCGCCATACCGTGGCGCTGGTGACATGGAATGATCCATCTGATCTATATCGTCAATCAATTGAATATGTTTCAGATGATGAAGGGATCTCTCGTTATGGCGTGGTTCAAACAGAAGTGGTTGCGATGGGCTGCACGTCTCGCGGGCAAGCGCATCGCTTCGGACGTGCTTTGTTATTTGCAGAACGTATGGAAACGGAAACGGTCAGCTTCAAAGCGGGACTATCTGGATTAGCTGTTGCGCCAGGTGAAGTGATCCAAACTTCCGATCCTGTTCGCGCTGGCCAGCGACTTGGTGGGCGGATAATTTCTGCGACACTTAATACAGTCACGCTGGATAGCGATATTGTCATTGAGTCTGGCAAATCTTATACCTTGTGGGTGGTTTTACCTGATGGAACCGTCGAAAGCCGATCAATTATAAACGCTGCCGGCACCAGCTCTTTGATGTCCGTTTCAGCAGACTTTAGCGATGTACCGTTAAATCTGGCCATGTGGGTGGTGGGGGTTTCCGATTTGATCCCAGAGACTTGGCGGGTCATGTCTATTGCTGAGGTGGATGACGTTAATGCAGAGATCACTGCACTGGAATATCGCGATGATAAGTATGATGCGATTGATAATAATCTCGCTTTGGAACCACGTGTAACAACGGGTCTCACGGCCATACCAGATGCGCCACAGAATGTGCAGGCGAATGAAGCGCTGTATCTGGTGAATAGTTCGGTAGTGGCCACTCGTATCGAGTTGAGCTGGGAGGGCAATGCGGCATCGTATGAAATCCAGCACCGGGAAACCGATGGCAACTGGATCACGGTTAATACGCAAAATACGTCCATTGAAATTGGCCCGGTAGATACCACGGAGTATCAGATTAAGCTTGCGGCGAAAAACCTGTTGGGTGCACGCTCGCAAATTGTCAGTCTGAGCAAAACCATCTATGGCCTAACGGCGCCGCCTGTTAATGTGACCGGTTTTAGGATGACGGCCATTGCAGGTAATGCACACTTTGCATGGAATGCGGCCACTGATCTGGATGTGATTGTGGGGGGCAATATTCGCATTCGACACACTAAAGAAACGGTGGCGCCAGAGTGGAGTAATGCGGTGGATATTGGCGGCGTGATTGCCGGCAAGTCCACATCAGCCGTGTTGCCATTAATCAATGGTACCTACCTGGCGAAATTTGTGGATTCATCTGGTAATCAGTCGTCCGATGCGGTGGCCATTGTGACCACAGCGCCCAGTATTATTAAAACCAATCTGGTGGATACGGCTATTGAAAATCCATCATTTTCAGGTAGTAAAACTAATCTAGTACTGGATGGCGGCGGTAACTTGATACTGGATGACACCAGTGAAATCGGTGTTTATTTGTTTAATAACAGTGTTGATCTGTTGAGTGTTCAAACCTCTCGCCTTACGGTTTCCATTGACAGTATCGGGTTTGATACGGCTGATCTTATCGGCTCACGCGGACTGATTTCTGGATGGCAAAGTGTTACGGGTGCCACGGTTTCTGATGTGGGAGTTGATCTGTATGTGCGCACCTCACAAGATGGCATCACATTCAGTGATTGGGAGTCCTTTGTGGTGGGCGATTACACCGCCAGAGCCTTTGAGTTTAAAGCAGAATTATTCAGTGATTACGCCACACACAATATTGCAATTGCGTCTTTGAGTGTCACAGTCGATATGCCCGACCGCATCGAGAGCGATCGGGATCTGACAAGTGGGGCTGCCGCATATAACGTGACGTATAGCGATGAGTTTATTCAGACACCATCAGTTGGTATTACTGCACAGGATATGGCGACCGGTGATTATTATGAGTTATCCAATAAAACCACAGAGGGCTTTGATGTGACCTTTAAAAACGCCAGCGGCACAGCGATAAGTCGCGTGTTCGATTATTTTGCAAGGGGATATTAATGTCTCAGTCAGATTATGAAGTAGAAGATCAGACAGGTGCTTCCTTTCTGGGGGATATAAACAGCATATTAGCAGCCATTGTCACTAACAATTCGGGGCCAACAGAGCCCGGTACTACCTTTGCGCATCAGTGGTGGTCCGATACAACCTCTAATATTCTCAAGCGTCGGAATGCTGCTAATACATCATGGGTTAATGTCATTGGCCTAAGTCAAAGCCTGACCAATGTGAGCAACACTTCAGATGCTAACAAACCTGTTAGCACCGCCACTCAGGCAGCTTTAGATGCACTGACGACGAGCATACCCGGGCTTGTCGATTCAAATGCGCCCGCACAGATCAGCGGGTTGGTCGTGACCAACAACGCGACAGATCTAGAGCATGATATCGACATCAGCTCGGGCCAATTCGGCAGCGTGAAATTGTCGTCAGGTCTAACCAAACGCCTCGATGCCAGTTTTGCATCTGGTGATGGCAATGGCGGGATGGTGGGCGCATTGCCATCGTCAGGCGTGGTGTATGTGTTTTTGATTAAGAACGGAAGCAGCATAGATGTCTACGCTGAAACCACAAATGGAGAAAACCCGCCAAGCGGCTGGACCATTGTTAAGCGTATTGCTGTTCGCATAACAGACGCCAGCAATAATTTGCAGAGGGTTATAGTTAGTGGTTCTGGACAATCCTTGATTGTCTATCCTCACACTGTGCAGCTTGATTGGAGTGTTTCAACTGTTCCAACATCAAGAACGGCATACCCAATTAGTAGTGTTCTAAGTTGCCCACCCAATGTAAATGCTGGAATAATTCACAAGATTGCATCCGGCGCTCCTACAAATATATATATGAATAGCTTACTTGAAGAATCAATAATTCCAGTAGTAAACGGTTTTGGGGACTTTAGTACGGGTAGCAATGGTGCGCAAGGGTCAATGCAAAAACTAATTCGCGTTAACGGTGATAGGCAGGTTGGTGTTGTCAGAAGCGGGACTGATCCTAATGTCTCTTACATTGGTTTTGTGAGCTACTGGATAGAGGATAGATCATGATTTTTGTTCATAGGTTGAATGACGTGATTATCGGCAGCGGCGCAAACCCACAGATCGATCGAGCGCCCGAAATAGCCGATGAAAATAATCCTGATTGGGTAGCGTATCTCAATCACCCGCGTGAGCATATCGATCACTCTACTGCTTCTAAGTTAAAGCTTAAACGCAAGCTTGATGAGCTTGGCGTTTGGGCAAGTCTGCGGGCGGTGATGGTGCAGGATCAGGACGTTTGGGATGAATGGTTGCTGGCGCAGGATATCGATATCGATGACCCCTTAGTCAATGCAATGCGGGTACAGATGGAATGGACGACTCAGCAGGTTAAGGATTTATTTAATTCCGTTAATTAGCACCTTTAAAATTTTGATTTTCAGATGCCCCGAAAGGGGTTTTTTTATGCCTGGAGGTTTTATGTTTAAGTCCATTTTGTTGTTGGTGGCCATGAGTTTTTTATCTGGATGTGCGAGCTTGGAGGGTGGCGGCTTTAGCTCAAAGATACCGGTTCAATATGCCACGCTAAAAGCGATTGATTCATCCAGCAATATCACACCGGCTGGCGTGCTGGAGCATACGCAAAAGGTGCGAGAGATTCTGGAGACAAACATCAATGTCAGTATTGATGCTCTCTTATCTGATGCAGTTGATCGAGTGGCGCTAGATAAGTTGGACCCTGCAGATCGCCTGCTGGTGAATATGCTGTTCTACCAAATCGAAACCGCTGCAGGTGATATTCAATATGAAGCATCAGCCGATGATCGAGTGGTCAGGATTTTGACGTTACTCGAGTGGATTGATCAAGCTGCTCGCCTTGCGTTATGAGCGAGCATATCTACAACCCAAAACAGTACCGCTCACCGCAGCGGATATGGGATGAAATCCAACGGCGTTATCTCGATCAGTGGGTCACTACATCCACCTTTGAAATGTGGCTGAACGATGGCCGAAAAATCACCATTCCTATTGGTTTTGAATATGACAAGGCCAGCATACCGCGCCCGGCATGGTGGTATTTGTCACGAGATGACAAGCACATTCTCATTGCTGCTTTAGTCCATGACTATCTGTACACAGATCAGCGCATTGGTGGCAAGTGGATTACCCGTAAAGAGGCTGATCAGATTTTTTATGAGCTCATCCGGCAGGCGGGCATGCGTTTCACCAAAGCCAAACTGGCATACATGGCTGTTCGTCTTGGCGGTTGGCGTTACTTCAACAAAACAGCTCACGCCATCGGTAATACGCATTACATCGAGGTGTAAGCCGAATGAAACAGCATATCGTTGTAAAGATCCCGGTTGATCAGGACGGTATTGAGCGCCTGAAAACCATCCTCGTGCCTTGCTATTGCCGAAACCTGGATGATTATTTTGAAGGGCTTTATCTAAAGCAAACCAATTCCGCACCGATTGACGTGAATATCTATGAGCCGACAGACCAGCTTAAGCAGCCCTATGAGCAGTGGAAATACGACCACCGCAACAGACTGAATAAGCTGAGAAGTGGAGCAGATTCACCCGTTTATCAGCACACCGAAACGCCATACACACAGGATCCCTACCATGAAAAATCTGATCATATTAATGTTGGCCAGTTTGTTAAGCCCTGCACTATTTGCGGCCACTTGGCCAGCCGCTGATATTGCCTATTATTCAGATGACAAAATCACCTGGCATGAGGCCGAACTGGTCACGGTGTTGGACAGCAAGCATTGTGTTGCTGGTGAACTGCATGGATGCGAATCAATTGCAATCGTCCAGGAAGCAGTCATTATTTTTAATGAAAAGCCCGTCGTTGAACCGCTTTACTTTCGTATAACGGCAGACACTAGTGAACCGCCGGTCATGCCACCAACAGAACCGGAGGAGCCAACTGTGCCAGATCCGGATCCCGTTGATCCTGAGCCACCTGCTGAACCTGATGTGCCAGCTGATAAGTGCCTGGTCAATCCTACATCGTTTTCCGGCCCTGCATTAAGAAGCCCGCCAGACAGATTGGTTAACCTGATTACAACAGGTGATTCAGCCTTTGGCACAGCTCAGCGTATTCGTGAGGATAAGGACGAATTGATGCCGCGCATCGATGAGATTTACAGGATCATCAGTGAAGTGGTTAAGTGTGAAAAAAGCGGTGGCAGCCCATGAGATCATGGACAAGCCCGCTCCCGTTTTTCCCTGCGCATGAGTTGGCTTGCAAAGGGTCGGGTGAAATACTGCTGGACATTCACTTTGCTGTAGCACTTCCGGCTTTGCGCATGGAATGGGGCGGGCCGCTCACACCAACCAGCGTATGCAGAACACCGGCACACAATAAAAATGTAGGCGGGCATCCTCGCAGCATGCACTTAACCGTGAATCCTGCACGAAAAACAGCTGGATGCATGGCTGCAGATATTGCGTGGCGCGATTGGAACAGTGAAACACAGCTACGCTTTGCAAAGCTGGCCAGAAAAATGGGCTGGTCTGTCGGTCTTCATGATGGTTTTTGCCACATCGATCGGCGTGCAGATATCGGTATGGCTAAAAATGTCTTTCTGTACGGTACCTGGTCAGGCGCATTCACTGTTGATGATGTAACTGGTTAGCCAGGCTGGTCACTCAAGATTGCATTAAATAATAATATTCTCTATATTTTCTCACTTGGTAAGCGAGTGAGAAAATGTGCCAGGCAATACGATTCACCATCAATGATCATCTGATCACGGTCAAACTGACCGATTCAAATCCTTGCGTTCCGGTCATCATGCGCAGCGGCAACATCATGCTTATGCCCTGGGGAAACCCCAGCGGCTTAATTCCACTTTTTCCGCCAGGCGGAACCCTTCACCGTGATCATGTGATCCAAGGAAAGTGGAAAGCATTTGAACCCAAACCCATCAAAATACTGTGTCAATCTTATATGCTGACAAATTCCAGCGGCAATGAATGCTGGATCAATTGCACCGATAAAAATCAATTAGGGATTAAAGGTGCCACCGCAACTGTCTGGAAGAGTGAGCGGGCGTATATCTTGATCAGACAGCCTGAGATATTAGATCCGATTGAGCATACAGAATGGCCAATTCAGATCGGGTTCAGCAATTACATCAACCCCAAAAACAGCAAATAAAAGAATAAATCCGCATTAAAGTGGTACAAAAAACGGTACAAAAACAAGCAAATCATAAACGCCAGAAACAAAAAAGCCCCATATTACAGGGGCTTAGATGATGTAAATGGCGGAGGGACAGGGATTCGAACCCTGGGTAGGCTATAAACCCACGCCGGTTTTCAAGACCGGTGCATTCAACCGCTCTGCCATCCCTCCAAGACGCGGCATATTACTAGGAATGACTTGTTCTGACAACAGTGAAAGCGAAATTTATATTGCTATTGCCATTTAGAACTTATCCGGTAGGATGATGTCCATTGGATGAACAACCTATCATCAATACTTTACTGAGTAATGGAGAAATAAACTGATGAATTACGATACTCAATCAACAGTTGTGCGTTCGCGCGAATCTGCGCTGCAAACCAACAAGTTATTGCGTAACACCTATGTATTGCTGGCGATGACGCTTGGCTTCAGTGCGCTTACCGCTGGGGTGTCAATGGTGTTTAACCTGCCGCATCCAGGCATTATTATTACCTTGATCGGCTACTTCGGTCTGTTGTTCCTGACAGCTAAACTGCGCAACAGC